TATTACACCGCGTCGATCTGTGCAACACACTTCTTCACGTTCGTCTGATCCTTACCCGTGTTCGGGTTGACCGTGATTGACGTTTCAACATTCAGCTCCAGGCCCTTCAGAGAGTTGACGAAATCAGGAGTGATCACGCCTCCCTCCCAACGAACGCCACAGGCTGTGCAGAAATCTGTGAACATTCCCAGGCCACGTCCCTCGATGGGCGTGTTGAAGAACAGGGTGTAGTCATTGTCATCAGGGTCCACACAGTCGATGGTCTTGAGACGCCATCCCAGATACTGTGCCTTCGGTCCCTGCTTATGCTGAACGCTGTCGATCCGTGCGCGATACACGTCAGGCACGAGAACCTTGTTCGCCTTGTCAACAGCTTCGTCGAAATCACCTACTTCGATTGGGTCGAATGTTGCGTCTGAGGTTTCTTCAGCCATGTTAATTGCTCCTGGTAGTGAGATGTGAATGGCTTGTTACGTGATACTACGGTGTTGGAACTGGTGTTGATGTGTCCTCCTCCTTTCTGCCAGCGAACCACTCTCTAAACATGGGCGTGAAGTCCTGCTCAACAATACCATCCTTGCCTCGCAAACCCTTGATCATGGTCCTGGCTTTGGTCTGTGCATCAGGAACTAATCTCCAGTTGTATTTATTTGGAGCAGCACGGCTCGATACCACGTGCGCGTAGTAAATCTCAGGGAATAAACGAACGAGTTTCTCAGGCAACTTGCCAGTAAGAACCAATCTATTAAAGGCGCGCCCTGAGAGGTCGTCTTTCTCCAAGTGCGTGTGGACAGTAGTGATAATTGCATGTGAAACCGGTAGGTTCTGCATGTCCAAACACCACTGTTGAGTCGCGTGCATCTCATGGTTCCAATCTTGAAGCTGTGGAGCTTGACCGAGCCTGTTGTTATCTTTCGCAACCGCAGCGAGGCTGGTAAGTGATAGTGCTGTGATGCTGTCTGTGACAAAGACATGAACCCCACTCATTTTCTTGGCTTCGTTTTCGAGCCACCATCGTGCCGCTCCAAAAGCTTCAGGGTCAGAACCAGGAATGCCACCGAACCTATACACATCAAAATTAGGATGGTCGAGTAGCTCATCTCCGTTCTGATCGAAATCTGCCACCACTATTTTCGGGTTCTCTACGCCACATGCTTTCAAGGCGTTGGGAAGTGTCAAAAACGAGGTGGTCTTCCCTGTCGTCGATTCCCCTGCGAGCAGTATCCTCAATCTCTCCGAGGACTTTGTCGCTTTCCTGACGAGCTGCTCCGCTCTCTTCGCTCCGATTGCAGGCAATTTCTACCTCCTTTTCCATTGCGTCATCACGCAGTTGGTCGAATTTTGAATCCCAGTATTCATCTTCTGCGAGCTGACGTGCTTCGTAATCCTCTTCATCAAACACATCCTCATCTTGCGGATCGATGCCCCAGCTCATGACTCGTCCCCGTGTGGTCTATCTTCAAACGACAGGGAAATGTTGGCATCCATCACGTTCTTACCGTAGTCATTTTTGGTGAATGCGATGCGCTGTCCCTTTGCAAACAGGGACGGATACTCTGATGAGATTTTCTGTGACAGATCCTCAGCTGCATTGTTCAGGATCGTATTCAAATGCGCGAGCCTACGTGCGGTCAGTTTCATGAGCCCTCCGTTTATGTATCGTCATCCCTGTTGAGTGGGTCCCACACCTCAGTCTCAAACAGCTGTTCTGCCAGCGTATCACGAGTCTCGCGAGGCTGGGAACAGAGATCGTAGAAATTACATATACGATTAAACTTCTGACACGCGTCACTGTCCTGACGTGGCAGGCGACCTGTCTCATCCGCTGTTGCTATCTTGCGACGGACCTCTTTAACATGGTCAACCATATCATCCCACCACTCGTCCAGGTATGGCTTCTGTGCGAGCGTGGTGTCCCGGAAGAATTTCTTGTTATCATTATACTTCGTCTTTGTCTTGAGAATCATGTCAAAGTAGAAGTAATCTCCCGCCTCTTCAGCCCAGGGTGAGTGGCGTTTGAGCCAATACATGTAACCTCTGAACTGTTGAGATATTTTGAAAGATGAGATGAGAGCGCCAGATAACATCGAAGCGGTCTTGTGATCCATTCCAACGACCTGCCCTGATCGCTTATCACGAAAAACTTTGTCGACCACCCCGCAATACACAGGTCCACGCAGACGCCCTGTGCCGGAACAAAGGACACAGTCCTGTCGCGGAAGAGGCTCTCCAGGTATAGGCGTTGGGCTGCCCACCCACTGTTCCACGTAACCTGCACCGTTACATTCCTCACAGTCATGTTCTGGGTCCAATCCAATATCCATCGCGAAGTATTTCTCAATCCCGAGGACTTCCATGTTCTTGATCGTCGGTTCCCACTGTTTCCAGTAGTCGATGATTGAATCGCAACCCATCTTGACCGTGTGCTTTGCAGCTGTCGTATCCGTGTGCTCGAACTCCTCAAAAATCGGAGTGTATCCACGCTGGAATACCGTCGCTGCTTCTACCGGATCGTGTGTCTTATACATGGTATCCATAGCATGATGATACCAGATACCGTATTCGAGTGCCGGTGTCATTGCACCTGCGTTCTGCACGTAGTGCCTATGATGCCTCCAGTAACCCTTCAGGTCACATAGACGCCACGTCTGCAGCTTATGATTGTCATACCTTTCGATTGTGGTTGACACGAGGCCCTCCTGTTCGTTGGTCAATGATTCCATGACGGCCATTAAATTCAGCCAACTCAGCGGGCGTTGCTTTCGATGTGTCGATGTGCCAACAGTCGCTGAGGTAGAACCACTCACGACCTGTGTTATCACATCTAAAACACACTCGACCCGCATCGATCGGATTCTCATCGAGCTGCATGATTGGCATAGATAGTGGTGTGCCCCCGCACCTTGAACACGCTTTCGCGATCAGTATATCACTATCATGTGCTGCTATAAGTGGCATTACGAGCCCTCCTTTTGTTAGTCCGCTAACCGAACTCTTTATCCACGGCCTGCATAGCCTCGATGACTGGCATACCGTCAGACATTAGTTGCTGCATTCTTGCTAACTTTATTGCTTTCACGTTTTCCTGCTCGTTTGGCTTTCTTTGCAGGCTTGCTCCCGCTTTCTTCGCTCGCTTTACTTTCTTCGGCGAGCTGGCTCTTCTCGATTTGCTTTGCGTCATACGCGTCACGATCTCGTCCGTCGAGAGCGATCTGCAGGGTATGAATAGCTGACTTAACAGCGTCACTGGCATCTGTTCGTTCACGCTGCACCTCTTCAATGTATACCTGGAGCCGTGTGCCCTTACGGATCACGTCAGAAATGCTACCGTGTATGCCAATGTATTTATACAGATTGTCAATGCGTGCAAGGTCGGCATTCTGAATCCTTACACGCATTGGAGTTGTGTTTTCTAGCGCGTGCCGTGGCATTACTTACTCCTGTGAATTGGTTTGATTGCCCAGTTTGTGGAAACCTGACAGTTACCACATGATGGATCTTGATGTTTCATGAGATACTCAGTTGAGATGCCCAATTCAGTTTTACATAACCTGCATACTAACGTGTGTCGTGTGTTCTCTGCTAACAACTTCCCGTGTGGCTTGCATAAGTTATTCTCTACCGGAGGGAGGTCACAGAATCTGCACATTAGTTCATCCTATGATTACCACCATCAAAAGGGTTGATGATAGTTTTGGGTGCGTGTGCTACCTGCATCTGCTTGGCCTTTTCTTCGATGAGTGCATGAAACGCGTGGAGATCAGCCTCAAGCATCAACATCATGTTACCGTTGGTGAATCTCATCTGCGCTGTGTGTGCGTTTGTTGCACTATCGTATGTGATTGTTTCTACATGATCGAAGTTGCACAAGAAGTTAGGGAGCACAAATACATGTGGCATACCACCTAACATGGGGAACAGCTGTGCACAGATGGTCTTGAGATATTCTTCCGGCAACGTGATCGCCCGCTTTGATACAAAATGAATCCGGTTCTGTTCAAGCTGCAAATGCGTGCAGTTCTCGAAATTAAATACCATTGTATCTGTTGCGTTCATCATTATCATGAGACTAACCTCGCGAATAAAACCATGAGCCAGTGCGATATAGCACATCAAACACAACACAGTATACCCATCCAAATACACCTGCATACCGGTCTTTCTTTTCGTCCCAATGCATGTGGCTGCCCCAACACCTCTCCATTGTGAATGCAGTTTCACAGAACAGCCAGCCTGGATAATCTGTTACATATTTCATTACGAGCCCTTCCTTTATGGGTGTGTTTCCACCTAAATAACCCACCGCACAGATTACATGCGGTGGGTTCCCCATTTCTACAAATTTCAACTTAACACAACATTGGTTGCATCTTTCTGAACCGTAGCCCCGCTGTATCTAACACATGTTCCACGTCCTTTGTTAACCTGTGGGACGTCTGTTCTATACCCCGGCTTGACACATGAGTCATAACGTCATGTGTCGTTGAGCATATTAGGTGTGCCCGATCCTACTCAGCAGGTAGAAGGGCTCAATCGACAACCTGAATGTCTGGAGACACGCAGGATCGGGCGTCCTTCTATTTACGTGTTTGTAATCCGCGCCCCATGTAACGAGTGCGATAAGTAACCTGCTGATACATACCAAGCTCTTTGCTTGCTTCTTTTCTACCAAGCTCGTGACACATCTCATTGTAGGGCCGTGTGCGAACTGTGCGTCCCTGTGCACGTGCTCTGTAATAGTTATCCTGTGACGCAAACAGAGCATCTAGTATATGTGCACCATTACTAAGCTGGTGATCCAAGTGGCCTTGTTCCTGTCTCATAATTGTGCCCCGTGAGAACTTCTATGCGGATCGGACGTTGCGTCGTGATGACCTCTCTGCGAACCATTGTGACCGTGCATTTGTGGTCGAGGCGAACGAGCTTGTCGAAAATCTCATCGCAATCTTTCTGGAGTTTTTCTTCGTAGTGCTCTTCACCGTTTATGTATATCACGTAGGTTACTTTGCGCATGGCTTTTCCCCAATCGCAACTTCTAAAATGAGATACTTACCAACACATCCGCGGATTTGATTCAACAGGTCGTGCCCACCGATTTTAAACTCCTCATCCCACCAGAGAAAACCAGTGTATTCTGAATAACGGCCTGAGTTATCTGCGATCATGTGGCCGTAGAGGATCTCAACAGCTACGTGTTCAATACTTTCTGCTGGCTTTGATGTGATTGCAAACTTAACGCTTACATTGCGATGCCTGCAGTTACAAGCAAAATCTGCAAGACTTGTGGCCTGGCCTAACTCATCGAGAATAAAAATCTCCGGCCCCTCGCTTTGCTCTATCTTGATTATCTGCCCTTCGATGCGTTCCATTACGTGCCCTCATATGTGCGTGTGTTCGCATCTTCTGCAAGCGACAGATCCATATGATGGAACGCGAGATTCAGGTGATTTGCAGCCATGAGATAATTTGCGGCCCCACGCCAAGACATGCACATGGGATCGAAATCATTCTTGCCCTCTTCCATCAGGTGGAGCATTACCTGGGACATTTCCATGACGTCTCTGCGTGTCATTTCTTCCGGTGCTTCATCACTCATAACGATAGCCTCTCTTGAGCCACGGCCTCAGATATATTATCATACCATTCCTGAGCCGAAAGGTGATTGTCATCCTCTGTCATTGTGTTGATACGCAGGGCACCCTCTTCCTCTTCTGGGTTGCATGATCTGCCATATCCGTAGTGAAAATCTTTCCACAACATTTCTTTTTCCCGCCAACGAAACACTAACCTGCGAAGCATAGCGGGATGCCCAAGACAGAATGCCACAGCGTCTACATCAAGTGGCTGGCCGGGCTGTTTGAGCTGCACGCTCACTTCCGCTACTGCTTTGTGACCTGCACTGGCGCGGGAGAGGGCCACGATTTCTGTGCTAATACCCGCAGTTTCCACCGCGTCGATATATGCACACACCGCAGCTCCTCTCCTCTTATATGCCTCAGCATCCACTGAGCTGAGTGCCCCGATTGAAACGATAAGTTTCACAGCAGGTGCATTTACGCGTGGTCGCGTTGCCCGAATCATTTGTTTAGGGACACCTGCGATAACACGTGATACAGATGGTCGAGAACCGCTATACCCTGGATTGAGTGTAATGCGTGGGCGTATTGGCTTCTCCTCATCTTCTATCGTCACCATATCCTGTGAAATATCTTCCCAACCATTGCGCCAACCATTCATGCAGAGTTTGATACTCTCTGACCATGAGATTTCACCATTCCAATTGCTCTGACTTGCTTTGGATGCAGCACCGGATTTGAGCCATGACTTCGATGGTTGTGTTCCGGCACAATATACTGAGAACGCATGTGGGCCGTTAAAATGCTCACATATTACGTTATTGCCGTGTGTGTCAACTTTAACGTAATACATCAGGCTGCCCTCATTGCACGTGCTGATGAGTGTGCCTTGATCTTGTCAACCTGCTGAGGGTCGAGCCCTTTCCATACGAACCACTCTGCAGCCTGTGCGCGTTCTTTACCGCGATCAATCATGTCACCGCCTGCGATACTTGCGCGGGGCGAGATGATATGCCGTATGCCGAGCTCGTCCATGCTATGACGCCAGTTCTGCACCTGCTTAGTCCACACATCGTTCGGGGCGAGATTAGTCTCAAGTGCCTCGTCGTAATCTATGTCAACAACTGCAAAACGATCAGTGAATGCACCGTCAAGCTGTGTGCGTCCAACATATATACGATCAGCTCCCTTACCGTATGTATTGCCTGATGCAATGGCGTGGAAATCTGCGTGACGTTTAATCATACCGTCAGGGAAGGAAGCCTCGTCCATACCACCTAACATGGCATTGAACGGGATGAGTGCCTCAGGTGCTGAATCATCTACTTCGTCAAAAGCGAACAGGCCACCGTGTTCCCATGCTTCGCGTAATAGCGTGCGAACTGCCAGACTACCGTCAGGGCCGTTATAACCGAGAAGAACACTGGCCTCGAGAATGGCACCTGTGTAGTAATACTTGAGTCCCAGGGCTGTGGCAACCTGTTTCGTGATTGTCGTTTTACCCGAACCCGATGCACCTACCAACATTGGCGAGTGCCCTGCATCTGTGAGATCAATTACATCTTGTAGCTTTTCATGTGTGTAGCCCTCTACAACATTTGTCGATGTGGGGCCAGTCACAGTAAGCGTGGAATGTGTAGCAGATGTGGCATTTGAAGCGGTGATTTCTTCATGCGCTTCCTTCACACCTGTTTCTACATTCGATAACCGCGAATCTAATTCTTCCAACGTCGAGCCAAGATTGGCTAGAGCATCTGTGGCATTCATTACTTGTCCTCCTTTGGCACAATCTGTCTTGTGTGCACATTCAGGAGGTGTTCAACAACTGCACCGTATGATTTGAAACCATAAAGTTTTTTCAAATTGTCAAGCCGTGCTTTGTTTGCCCTGCCAACTCGCACAACTTTTGACGTGTCAGAATACAGATTAGGTTTTGTCATTTAATTGCCCTCCATCCATGCGCTCACAAGAACAAGCGCGATAATAAAGATGCAACCAAATGTATACGAATTGGAAACTTCTGGCCTGCGCAAAAGTGGGGCCGTGTTTCTCTGTGTCCGCCTGTAACTGTGTGTAAAATGTGACATGTTTTGAGCCCTTCGTTTGGTGTTACTTCTTTGCATATGTGCGGAACTTCGTAATCCAGACATGATCTGTATCATGAATTCTCCAAACTTCAGCCACAGAATTACGTAACATTTCTGTGCCTGCAATCGTCTTGTTCATGAGTGCTGAATAATTTCTCCATTTCCTGAATGTCATCTTGGTGTAAACCGTGGCGAAATTTTCGCGTTGGCGGTCTTTTAAGGTCGCGACAAGCGATCGAAATACTCGTGTCGCACCGTAGAATGCTACGTCCTGTTCGCGTGTCATATCACATGATGCTGGTTTGTTGGGGACCATGCAAGAGATGAGATCAGTTTCTGATACGGTAGGAAATGATTCTAATGCATGTGTCACATTAGTAATTGCTTCGGTGCGGTCATGCGCGGAGATTGTAACCCTGATGGTAACTTCGAAATCTTTTAACTCAGGCGGTATTTTGCTTATTTCTTCTATCATTTCGAGCCCTTCATTTGACCTGCATTAACCTGTTTAGTCCGCGTCCTATTATACTACAATATACCGTTTTTGACTACGCAAGTCAATCGGGATCTCTCGCCCTAAGTCTTTTATTATCAATAACTTATGATAAATCTTTTTCGGACAACTGAGAAATTTTCGGCCTTGTCGTAAGCCCTTTATTAACAACAACTTAGGGCGAAATTGGGATGGGCCGGAACCTGTAGCGTGCAAATCACATGTCATGTATTGTTGGGCCGATCGTCGGACTGACTATACATCTCATGTAGTATTGCTACACATGCATCACGTCCCTGCCAGAACTCAGGATAATCATTATCAATCGTTGGTTCGATTGCCATCATACGTTTCGCAGCTTCTACGGTCATGTGCCCCTCACCACCCTTCCCCAGGTCGTTAAGTGCAGGCTCAGAACCCGCCTGCACTGTGTCATATACGGCTGTTGCGATGAGATCCTCTACTTGATCTCTCGTGTATGTTAGTGTGGATTCTTCCGGCACGCTACGCGAATCCTCTAATGCGATTGCGATTCGCACAAGTGCGTGCCGGATTGCTTGCACTTCATGTTGTAATAGTGCGTCCATTATTTCTTATCCTCCTCGAAAAACTCTGCGTTAGCACCTGTGCTACCTGCCCACGCTCCTTCACTGTGAGTATCTGGCGTGGCATCATCGGCTTCTGATGTGCCGGAATGCCCATCACCTTGTTTACTCACCTCTTGCCAATCTCCCCCTGCATCAATAGCATCCTGTTCCTCACTCACGGCCACACCTTCATACTCTGCACACCACTTCGTGTAGAACATTTTGTGCACAATTTGAATGTTCTTATATTCTGGCTCACAATCGCCACATAATAGGGCCGCGTTGTCTACTGTCTTTTCACCTCCATATCCTGGCAACACGATGTATCTCACACGTGCGTTCGTTTGTTGACGCTTGTATCCTGACTTAGCAGGCATACTCAATGGCATATGACACCTGTCACATGTCATCACACCATTACCATTTGTCACGGCTTGCATGATACGTTCGTCACGGAGTTTCAGCGGGACAGCCATAGCATGTATCCTTTCGTGTTAACTGACTACGTTAGACTACACTACACTCTTTAACCATTAGTAATATAAACTAAAGGTAAAGTATAGTCAAGTGTTATTGTCGAAGGGGGCACTCCCCTGTGGTCATGCTATTGTATTTTATTAATATATATTATTTATATATAATTAAAACCTACAGCAAGGGAAGGGGGGCTAGTGTCACTATTTAACTTTATTATTATTATAGTTAGTCCGATCTCCGAACTCACTCCACGGTCACACCGCGTCTATTCTATTTTGACGTCTATTCTACAACGCGCGCCCGGCTCATTACATGCGTGGGGATTTGCCAGTATGCCAGTATGCCAGATGACACACGTGCAGTGCTCATGTTGTGCTCAATCGCATGTATTAGCACTAATACACATTAGCACTGAACAAATATTGGCATTGATTTTGCATATAGATCTGGCATACATGCATGGGGCTCAATCCTAATTTTTGCGTAACCCCTTGTTTTTACTACTAGTTACACCGTTTTGGATTTAGCTTGAAAATGTGGGCAAAAATACTTTTCCAATTTTCGTAAGTTGTTGTTTTTGCTTACCTTAGTGCGCAACAAATATATTGTCCCACATGGGTTAATTGCTTACTTTATATACGTAAGCAACAACGCAACGGGCCAAGGAACAACGGGCCACTAGCGCGATCATTGACAATTGAATAAGCATGTGGGAATTGTGGCAATCTGACATTTAACGATTGACACAACGAAGGAACATGAACATGACTAACGTAAAGCTTGTTGGCGAAGGAACAACCGGCAAAAAGGGCGACGCAGATTATCAAGCCTTTTCCGCCGACTATGACGGATACACTGTGGACGATGAGGGCTTCGATCTGATCGTTGAGGATTATGGCAAGGACAAGATTGTCAATCTGATCAACTCCGGCCGATCCGTTGCCAGTGTGAATCTGGAACGCACACGGCTCACTTCCGGTAAGCGCGAAGCAGTAAAAACGAAGGCTTCTGCATGGGATGAGTTGGAATTGGCAGAAACTGACGAAGAACGTGCCGCAATTCTGGCTAAGCACGGAATCGGTTGAACGATCGCGTAAGGTAGCATGAGCACATGATCTAAAGCCATGCCACATGAACCACATGCTTATTTATAACCGCACAATCGGGAATCACAATAGCTAAGTGATATGCGCAATTCGCGCACGGTTGTGCGGTTTATTTTTGCTTGCATGAGTAGTAGTGTGAGTAATAGCGTGCATTCGCGCGGCTTCTATTCTACCCAACCGCGACGGTTTCATAAACAGGTGCGCTCGCGCATACATTTGACCGTGATGTTGATTCATGACTGTCATAAATGCGTGCTTGCACATACATTCATGACTATGACCTTAGCTGTTGACCTAGATTAGATGATGACCTGGGGGTAGGCATTAAGTGTTTGACCTAGATTACATGGATGCTGTCCGAAGGACACCCCCCTATGCTTCCGTCGTTTCGCCTTTGACGTGTCTGACGAATATGTATCAGGGCGTGTGGATTTGAGGCTAAATATAGTTGACTACGAAGAACTACACAAAGCGACAATATGACACACTTTGTCCTGTGCGTCAAATGGGCCGATCAAGCCCACAAGCCCGATCCTGGCCGTTCGTATCCGGCCCCTACTCGTTAGCCCCCTAGAATCGGCCCCTTGTTTCTCTCACTCGATTCTGTGCCCTATATATAAGGAGTAGATCCTGCACGCTCACTTGTCGTGTGTCCCTTTGTAGTCATTCGTAATTCTTAAAATAATTCTTGACATTTTTCCCTGTATGCCGTAGATTAAACATACGAGTAGAAGTGTCAACGTAGGCTTTTGTAGTCCGTTAGGGTGAGCATGGCACGGAAAAATCAACCGAGCGCATTGATCCACACGATGGCCTGCCTTTACCTCGTGGGCCGAACTCATCCTGAGATTGCAGAGATCGTGGGCCGGACGCGTGAGAATGTCACCCGCTCGCTAGAATCTCCCACTGGTCAGGATATTTTAACCAGGATCCGTCAGGAAACACAGGCGCAGATATTCGATCCAGTGACACAGCAGTTAGATTCATACGCTCGAGAGGCGATGGATGAGCTGTGGGCCATGCGGGATACGGTCGAGTCTGAAAAATTAAGAAAAGATATTTTCATCGACGTCCTGCATATGGCAGGTTATCGTCCACATACGAACACTGATAGACAAGCTGAACAGTTGCCCACCATCGTGATGGGACAAGTGAATATGCAAGTAAACATGGCCTCTGGAGAAGGTCCGAATCCCGGACCTATTCCCGTTGCTGCCAAACTTGCGTTACCTGAGGATGATCATGGATACGACGAAGATGAGCAGACTGGGGCCGGCAGCGGGAAGCCTCAGCGACAGCATGAAACAGGGCAAGAGTATACACCAGTCGAAGCCAGCGATGACCCACGGTTCGAAAGTGTCGGCAGGTGGTCATCCGGTGAAGTCGAGCATGGACCGGACAGCGAAAGTAGCGTCGGGTCTGGGGACGCACGGGGGGAACAATTCGAGCCCACCTTCACCGTCGAACAATGATAATAAGCCTGATGGCAAAAACCATGGCACAGTGGGGACAGCGTAATGGCTGAGCGCACAAAAGGTAAAACAACTGGCAAAGGCCTGTGGGGTGGATCACTCACGCAGGGGATGAAAGCAGGGAATACTTCATCTCCTTCATCACCCCACGCACAGCTTTCGGGCTCGCAGTCATATCCGCACAAGCCTGCTGAGTCGAAGTCCTGGCCCCCGAAAGGTTCGATCAGGAGCGCGAATTAATCAATCGAATATTGAAAACTGGGATGCTGCGGGCAAAAGGTAAGAAGAGGAAGAAATGAGTTATTCAAGTGAACAACGTACACAAGCCATTGCAGGGGCAAGTTCTGTTAGAACAGCACGGCAGAACGTATCTCAGGCACTTCCCATGCAAGCCATTGCTGAGACCCCGCATGAACGCCCGAAGCCTGTCGTCTCGTTCCACATGGAAAAGAAAGTGGGGGACGCGACTCTTACGGTATATGGGTCGGATGGTCAGGAGAAGGAAGCAAAAGAAGCAATAGATCGTGCAGCAAAGAAGTTTCGTGGAGGAGTAGACACAGATGAGTAATCCGCAGCAGCTAACGAAGAATTTTCACAGTGAGGAGTTTGCATGTCGGTGTTGTGGCGACGATCGCATGGCAATTCGTGTGGTCGAGAGGTTGGAAAAAGCACGCCAGGTTTTGGGGCGTGCTATACGCATTTCTTCTGGTGTGAGATGCCCTGAGTATAATCGAACGGTAGGAGGCTCTCTAACCTCTTCTCATTTGGTTATACTCAGGGATGGCTTACTAGAAGCATGTGCCATTGACCTGGATGTGTATGATGCGCATTATGGTTACAAATTATTTAATGCGTTAGTTGCTGTGGGATTTGATCGTATTGGGCTGCGTTCGAAAGGTGATCATCGTTTTATACACACAGATCGTGATGAAGATAAATCATCACAGGTATTGTGGACATACGCATGAATCAGCACCAACGAAATGATGACATATTTAATTGGCCTACGCCAACAGCGAAGCAACATGAATTCATCCACAGTAAGGCGAAATATCCTGAGCTGTGTGGTGGATGGGGAGCAGCGAAAACATGGGCGCTTTGTATGCGCGCTATTCTTCAGGGCATCAACTCGGATGTATTCGGCAACCTGTGTGGGAACCGTATAATTGTTGGGCGGTGGACAGCAAAAGAGTTGAAAGATACGACACTGAAGGATTTTATGCAACTCTTGCCCAAGAAGTGGCTCTCGGGTCGAGAGTTTGGTCTAAACCGCCAAGATATGGTAATCAAGATTCCAGGCGGAACAGAATACGTTTTAGCGCATTTCGAGAACTTTACAATCGGTGGAAACTACAGCGCGATATTCATTGATCAGAGCGAGGAGCTCGACGTAGATACCTGGGATATGTTACCTGGTCGTATCCGTATGATGAACACGCTGCGTGGTGAGCCGATTCCAGAATTTTGTCGGTGTATATGCACAACGAGGAATCCCAATGGACATTCATGGCAGTATAAGAAATGGGAACTCAATCGCCTCGCAGGGGAAAGAGGCTCTGGACGCTATGACGAAAGATACCATAGCATCCCATGCACTACACACGACAATGCAGAAAACCTCCCGCCTGATTATATACCCAACCTGGAGCGTTCGCTATCTCCTAAAAAGTATCGCATTTTCGTGGGAGGTTCACACGAGGCATTCGAAGGTCAAATCTACGATGAGTGGAATTACGACGGATGTGTAAATGAGATTAATGAGATACCAGCGTCTTCGTGGCCTAAGTATGTCGGAATTGATCACGGCTATCCTGCTGCTAAAGTTGCGATATTTTGTGCTGTTAAGCCGAATAAGGATGTTCTGTGTTACGACGAAGTAGTGATGGAAGATACGCAGCTGAGTGCATTTGTAGAGCGCGTGTTGGCAAAGATGCAATTGCATCAGAGAGAGATGGCAGAGAATGAGGGATGGGAGCCGAGAGGACTGGAAGATATCTGGCTGTGGCCGCATGATCCCTCGATGGGTCGACGAACCGACGATGACGCGTCTCTCACCATCTCTTCGTTATATTTGCAGGAGTTCCGCAGACAAACATCCGGACGATACACTCCTGCGTTCCACAAAGCCAATAACAGTATCGACGCAGGCAATGATAAGGTAAACTGGCTGTTCTGGAATAATGAGGCAGGACGTGATGGACTACCGAAAGAGACTGTTAATCCTCGGTGTGGTAAGTGCATCGAGTCTTTTGAAACTTACCATTACAATCCTAAAACTGAACGGCCCATGCAAGAGGATTCGGGTTATTATATCGACGTGTGTGATGCACATCGCTATATTATCTCTACGATCTTCCAGGGCGATTTCATGATGGTGCCGAAGCAGAAACGGCAACGCACACATGTTGATGATGTGATGGATCAGATACGCAACGCGCAAAGCATGGAAGATATCAATCACGTAGCACATGACAATGGATGGGTAACACATGGACATAGGTAGTTATATTCTGGGTGGTGTGGTAGTATGGGCGGTGGGAATGGTATCATACATGGTAATACGTGCAGAACGCTCGTCACAGCATACTCTGGATGCTCTACTTGTGCTCACGGATAAACAAGCAGCTGTAACGGCTGCTGGTATGTCTCGTGCTCGGCAAGCTCCTAAGCCAGGGCCTGTAGATGAAGCAGCTAGAAAGCGTGCAAAATCCCGTGCTGATACAGATCGTATTATTGAGGAAATTGAAGCAACGGGTGTTATAACGCTTGATCAAGAGCATATCTTAGGAGAAAACGGTGCCCTCTGAATTTGACGCAAATCAAGCTATTAAAAACCGTATGACGACCGTTGCGCCAGCTGAGCTGTATAAGCTGATTGATGATCGTTATATTAGGTGGTTGGATCATACAGCTGGTCTGCGTAATCAGTGGCGATTAAATAGCCTATTTGCACAAGGCTTTCAGTGGGCTGCGTTACAGCCATCCCAGAACAAGGTGATTCTGCCTCCTACGACACGTTCGCGCAGGCGGATCACGTTTAATCTTATTAAGCCGTGGCTGCTTGATACAGAGGCGAAACTTGATGTAGCCCTCCCGACATTCGATGTTACACCTAATAATACCGCACAGGCCAATAAAGATGCAGCAAAAGCCGCTGAGTCATATGGACAGCATCTGTGGCGACAGCTCGAGATGCGGGAGAAATACCGGCAAATTGTTCGTCATAGTGAGCATTATGGTGGTTGTTTTGGTGTGCTTGATTGGGATGAAACTATCGGCCCACTTTATTCTCGTCGCCAGCAACTTCCTGATGGTAGTGGACCCTCGTTAGTCGGTGGTAAACCTCAGGATGAAATGTTTACACTTGGCGATATCCGTTATGATATTTATTCTCCTGATAATGTTATAACGGATGAAGAGAATACGGACCTGGATGAGAAGCCGTATATCATCTTAGCGAGCTGGATGAGCCTGGACAACATCCGTGAGAAGTGGGATGATGGTCATCTTGTGCTGGAGGAAAAACGTGCACAGCCCCAGTTTGATACAATGGGGATGATGGACATGGCGACAGGGATTCGTGGTAAGGCCATGCAACACGGTGATGGCCAAGGTAATCCTGGTGCGCTGGTGTTCAAGATGTATATGAAACCACAGCACAGTGCATCGAATGGTTTGGTGACGACATTTGCGAATGGACAAGAACTTGAAAAGAGCGAGTGGCCTGAAGAATTTGCGAAAATGGAGGGCTATCCTGTTGTCAAATATGACTGGTATCGCCATCCCCATGTATTCCGCGGTGAATCTCCGCTCGTGGATCAGATTCCCATCCAGCGTGAAATTAATGTAACGATCAGTCAGATACGTGAAAATCTGGACATGATCTTAGCTCTGAAATGGCTCAATCCACATGGCTCAGGGGTGGACGATATTAATGACATCGCGGGACAGATTATTGATTATGTCCCTGGATTTAAACCTGAAATACTGCAGCCTGGATCTATACCAGCATTTGTCCCACGACATCTTGACTTCCTCATGGCAGCAATGGAAGATGTGCAGATCCTTCACAAACCTAGCAAGGGTAAAGTGCCTGCTGGGGTTAAATCTGGTGTTGGGATCGAGCTACTGCAAGAGCAAGATGATCGTCCGCTTTCCGTGCCTGAGAATAACTTACATGCGTCACTTGATAAAACATTCACCAAAGCGCTGCAGATCGCTTCGGTTGCAGTTGCTACGGAGAGGATGATACAGTATGTTGGTCCGAACAAGCGACGACAGGTGCTCGCGTTCAAGGGAGCTGATCTCCGTGATAACACAAACATCCACCTATCAGTTGTCGGGGGGTCGAGTAAATCTAAGACAGGCATCATCAAACGTATCATGGAATTTGTCCAACTCGGAATGTATCGAAAAGAAGGGGGTGGGGTAGATACTAATCGTGTGATGGAAATGGTGCGTGTTGCTCATCCGGATGTAATGTATGAGGAAGAGGACAGGCACAAGGACCTCGCACAAGATGAGAACGATATGTTGTGGGACCCACAGGCACCGCCTCCAGTGCCGCAAGAGTGGGAGATGCATAATATACATCTTGATGAGCTGGAATTGGAGATGAATACCATCAAGTGGAAACAACAGGTGCAAAAAGATCCTGCTTTTGGGCAGAAATGGATTGCCCACAGGGAAGGACATTTGCAGTATATTATTGTAGCTTCACAACGTGCTGGTCAGAATGCTCTTGCATTGCAGGGACAGTTGGCGCAACAAGAACAGGGTGGTGAAGCGCCAGCCTCTCAGCAATAGCATCAACTGCAGCATAAAGGAGATTAGATGTTTGAGCAGATGATATTGATGGAGCAGGCACCAAGCCCTGAGGGTGACAGTGCTGCTGGCAGTGGAGAATCCACCAAGCCTACATTACCCTCGGATGACATGGAAATCGAGCTCGCAAGTGGCGATATTGTTACTTTCGGGGAAATCAAATCAGGCTATTCTCGCACAGCTGATTACACAGTAAAGACTCAAGAAGCAGCAGAGATGAAACGGCAGGCTGATGTGGCTACGGTTGACGCAGCTGCCGCAACTGCTGAGGCTGCAAACGACTCTGCGCGTGCGCAGGAACTTCGTGATGCAGTTCAAGCTGATCTCGTTTGGTATAACACTCATGACCAGTCACAGTGGGCTGGTTACACAGCGGAGGTGGATAAAGCTATGGGCGTGAATTATTCTGCACCAGCTGCAGCTCCCGTGGCGCCGACCGCGGACCCTCGTGATGCAAAGATTGCTGAGCAAGATGCCAGAATCAATGCTCTTGAAGGCACGAATGTCAAGACAGCCAATGAGAAATTGGTAGACACGGCACTCGATTCGATCGAAGCAACTGCTGGATCACAGGGACATGAGCTTGTTACATCGAAATTGCTGCTTAAATCTGTCCAGGCACATCAGGCACAGAACAATGGTAACTTACCGAATGCTGCGGAGATTGCGAAATACTCCACAGAGTTGCAGACCGAGCTTGTGAACATGGGCGTGCCAGTTCCTCGTGGGAATGTCGGCCCGAACGGTTCAACGAAGCCTCGACCTGCAGGTGATGTTGCTGCTGATGTTCAGCCAGCCTGGAAAGAACTTAACATCAAGAAAGATCGTGTTAAGGTTGAGGAAGCACTGGGTAATATTCTGCGTGAGAAGGCTGCTGCTAGAGGATAATATCCGATGGGTGCATTAACAACCACGGATTACGATGCAGTGTTTCATGAGTTCTGGCTCCCGTTGTTCGAGGTTCAGTTCAACGAGCAGTCGGTGTTGATGGACGAAGTTATTATGTCCAGAGACACAAAGAACGTGGCGAATCTGAATGCCCATATTGCGATGGAAGTTGAGTCGTGGGCTGGATTTGCAACTGCAGCGGAATCTGCAAACCTGGTGAGTCCGAACCCAGGTCAGTATAAAGAAGCCATCATTCCGATGCGCTTCCATTACATGGCCTTTGATATGACTGGTCAGGCGATTGATTCAACACAGAGTGACGCTGCTGCTGCGGCTCCTGCGTTCAATCGTGAAATGACCACGAAGATCAACGTGTTCCACCGCCAGACAAACCGTATGATGCATTCTGACGGTTCTGGCGTTCTCGCAATGGTCGATGGTGCACCGGGTGCCACGATCACGGTTGACAATGCGTATGGTATCGCCAATGATATTAATGGTCACCTCTTCCTCTCGAAGGGTGTGAACATTGAGATCTGGTCTGCAAAGACCGGTGGAGCATTGCGCGGAACATGCACAATCAACGCTGTTACGCCAGGCACGGGTGCTTCAACGTCAGCTATCTTGACGGTCGATGCGGTTCCTGGTGGCACATCCGACAATGACTACATCTTCCTCGAAGGTGCACGCGGTATCGAGATGATGGGTCTGCTCGGCGGAATTGACGGCACGTCGTATGTGTCGAATTTCCAATCTGTTAACGCGAGTACAGCGGGTAACGAGTGGTGGAAGGCTCAGGTTCGTGACGCCGGTGATGCTGGTGGAACGGCTGGAACGGTCTTGCCCCTCACGCGTAACCGGATCAACCAGGTGATGGAGGATGTGGTCTTCATCGGTGGTGGTGACGTGCGTTTCATCCTCTCGAATCCGGCTGTCCAGCGGACATATGGCGACATGGCTGCACGCGATCGTATTGTCGTCAATGAAGTTGATCTGGATAACGGCTGGAGAGGCTTGTCATACAACGGCATTCCGTGGATTGCGGATTTCTATGCTGTTGGCAAGCAGGCAATGTTCATCGATCCGAGTACAATCTCGGTGTATGAGCTGTCACGACCCCAGTGGATGGATCGTGGGGATGGTATTCTGAAGCAGGTTTCGGACAGTGGTGGTGATCTCGATGTGTGGAGAGCACGTTACTACTGGTATTCTGAGCTCGGCTTCTCCAAGCGCATGGGGAATGGTGTCCTGCGCGATATCCAGGAGATTTAACCGATGCGTAAGATTCTTGTTGTATTCGCGTTGCTTGCCTGCTTTGTTACGCAGGCAGATGCACAGAGCCGCGGTCATCGCTGGTTCATCCCGTATAACGATTTCAACCGTGTGCCGGGCTCGGATGTGATGGCTGCAGGATCGGCCATTACAGCAGAAATCAGCACATTCGGTGTCAGTGGTATTCCTATGGCGACAGCTGATCTAGCTGCGCTTACGACCATGTGGCCGACGGAGTATCATAACAACCTGTATCCGGTTGCTGTGCGTATTATCTGGGCCTCGGATTCTGCAGGAGATGATGGCAGTATTGATTTCCTGTTCTCCATTGAGGAAAAGTCGTTTGGTGCGCAAACCGCATTGGAGGCTGCCACTGTTGCAATGGCAGATGATATTGCATTTGCAGCTGAAACGTCCAATGTTCAATTCGGTGTTCAAACCACAGCCTGGGACTCACTCGGTGTGGTTGCCATGTCGACGTATAATGGCGAAACACTGGTGCAGATGATGGTTGAGCTGAATGATGAAGGTGATACCACGTCAGATGAAGTGCATCTGCTCGGTGTTGAAATCTTCTTTGTGCCACCCGATTTTAAGGGTGCGAATTTCTACGTTCCTGGATCGACGGCACAGGCAGCGACGAATGGTATCGCATTGCCAAGACGTGCTGGCTTTTAACAAACCCCGTGTGCCCCCTTTGCACATCTGAACGGGTAACCTGCAGGTTGCGAGAAGTGTCTGGGCTGGGTAATCCAGCTGACTCAGGCTTCTCCTTCCTGTGGGGTTAGTCCGAAAGGCGGACCTATTATGGCATATGAAATAAACTTTCTCGGTGATAACCACGCCACCGTGCACGGGGTCTGTGACGGGACAGCTGACACGGCTCTGGCTACGTTGCCACCGAATCCTTGGAATGATGCGCAGATTGCGTGTATGTCCGAGGGCGAAGGTGTTTATGTTGAGGATGACGGCTCTGTTGCACCTCGTCAAAGCGGTGCGTTGCAGGCCACGATCGATGTTCGTTCTTCCGTAGCGGGAGGAAAGTTCTTCGTTGTCCACTGTTTCAAACTTGGCTCGGGCGAAGGCAACGTCCGGGATCACAGTGCAATAACTACGTAATGCCAGGCAAATCCATCCATATGCTTTCGTGTGCGCGAATGTTCTACACGGAAGAAACAGCAAAAGAGCTGGCTTCAGCCTATGACATACAGGCCGAGTCGATTCTTACAGCCTCTGCGATCCTATTCGTTGTTGGGACTAAGCGTGCGTTTGAAGGCATATGGATGGATGTTCGTGACGGTTATCACTTTATGCGAGGCGAATATGTTGAAGGTCGAATGCTGTATACACCCTCATGCAAGATGGGCGCTCAGCAAGCTGAAAGAGAAGAAGCAATATAAGTCACCTGATGACAGGCTTGTGCAGCAAGCGTTGGGGCTGACGACTGAGTTTACTGATCATGCATTAGATAACTCACATCCGTTTGTTTCACAGCGCTTGCTCCAGAAGCTACATCAGATTGATGAGCGATTGTTTCTCTGCTGGGAATTACAGCACTACTTTGACCATCGTTGGCACGTCAAGTATCTCGACACGCACATTGAGTCAGGGACACCAATTGAAACTTCGATCGTCATTTTACAGTGGCCCTATGCGGTGCAGATACATGAAACTGCAGCATATCTGCCCTTTGATGGAGAAGCTCTTGCTACTGTTCGTCGGCTTATGCATCAAATACGTAATGGAACACAGTCTGCGATAATTGAAGGTGTCCACGTCCATCAGGAAAAGAAAGAGACTGATCAGATTGCTGACCGCGAGGACATGGCAACAGAGATGGACAAGGAGCAACGCAGATTGCAGGAACGTATATCAGGGAAAAGAAACATCTCTGATCCTGGATGGGAGCGTGGTGTGGGACAGAATGATGATGGCACGTATTATACGGACGGGCCTGGTGCCCATTCACATACACGAACGAAGGCTATATAATGCCCGCTATTCCGCTGATTGAAATGATTGAAAATGTCCGCGATATCGTGGATGATGAGAATAAGAACACGCATACAGATGCGGAGATTCTCAGCTATATCAACGCAGCGGTCGGGTTCTACGACGGTATCCTTGCGGAGTTTGCTGAGAAAGCATTGATGCAGTATCGGGATGTGTCTCACGATGGTAGTGAGTTGCAGGACGTGATGCCGTATCTGCCCCGTATTGTGGGTGTTGAGCGCACGAGTAACACGCCTCGAACAGAAACCATACCACTTCCACGAGGATTTGATGACAGGTTATCATTCGTTGGCGTCAACGCAGGAACCCAAGAAGGTTTCTACTACGTCCAAAACAACCAACTTGCAGTCGTTCCACAGCAATCAAGTGGCACCGATCGTGTGTGGATGGTCTTACGAACGCCAGAGCTACATTACGGGACGCTTACAGCAGGGGCAACAACCACTAGCCTCGTATTTGGAGCGACACCCACAAAGGGCAATCTAGTCAAAGTAGACGATGCGTATAACTTCATACCGTTCATGCTGACAGTTTCACGTGAATTAGGTGTAATTGATGATTTTACCTCATCGACACTTACTTCCACGTTACAACAGACACTATTGAATGACCCTGCTTCTGCTGCATACAGCATGTTACCGCCCATCGACCCCGAGTTTCACTGGTTATACATATGGGATGCTGTGATCAAATGTCGTATTCGCACACATGAAAATACGATGGAACCTGCATCAGAGCGTCAGCGGTTAGAATCTCTCCTCATGCAACGTATCCGGAAAAATCAATCACAGCGTTCGCGCTATTACACAAGGCACGGCTGGTAATGAGTATTGGTCTCCCATCAGTATTGATGAGCGACAGGCGCCAGCGGTATTCTCGTGGAGGCCGTCGCAATCCTGTATATCGACCGTCAGTAGAGCACGGTGTGAACGATACGCCATACTCAGCTACGATCGCCACATCACAAGTGAGCAAAGCTGTGAACTTTGATCTCTCAGAAGGTGGGGAGCTCGAAACACGTGGTGGAACGCTCAAGCTGTCAGATACAGCCGTGGCGTCTATCGGTAATCTCTGCAGCTATCATCTGTTCGTCAAGCGTGAGACAGACGGCACACTCACACGCACTAAGATGAAGAAGTCAGGGACGGTGTTGTATAAATTCAATGCGTCCACAGTAGTTTGGGATTCCGTGCAGACTGGGTTGGCGTCTGCACGTGCGTCTATGGTCAATTTCATCAGTTCTGCTGGCGCGGAGGTCATGTTATATGCAGATGGCACGAACTTCCTCATGTATGACGGCACCACGGTCACGGACATTCTTGCGAATTACACGGCAGGGAATGGAATTGATTGCCCACGGTATCTGTTTGTTAAGCATAGCGTATGTTTTGCTAGTGGGGACGATAGTAATCCTGACATTATATTCTGGTGCGACCCTCTTAAACCTGATAGTAACTGGCCCAGCCAGGGCTTTGCGATACTTGAGGGTGGTGTTGACAAGATCACCGGTATCGGGCAGCTATACAGTTACGTAGTGGTTACGTGTTTGAATTCGATCTACCTGATGACAGGGCGCACATCGGCCACATTCACCTTGTTCTCTGTTCACTCTGGCACAGGATGCACAAGCCACTGGAGCGTCGTGAGTGAAGGTGGATTCGTGTATTGGGCGAATCAATCAGGCTTTCAGATTGGCAAGTTGAGAGCTGCAGAAGATGATGGTATGGATGTGGAGTATATGTCGCAGAACATGGCGAACACGTTCAAGACGATCACCGCAGGCTCCTGGGATGATATTGTAGGGGTATATCATGACGGCACGAAATCTATCTACTGGACGGTCAGGACTGGTGCTAATTCTCAGCCTGATAAGTTGTTTGCTTACTCTACTGTGCGTAGTCATCCGGCACAAACGGTGCCAGAGTTCGGACCAGACCTGCGATACGTTTGGTCGGGGTATCATAGTGGTCTAGACTACAACTTTGTTGGTGTATCTGGTGATGCAAATGGTACAGATGAATTGTATGTTGTGGATGCTGCGGGGAATACTTACCTGATGCATAGTGGATATAAGGATAAACGTGCTGTAGGTGCAGAGACAGGCACGAACATATCGTTTGAGGTTCGCACACGTGCAGAGACATTTGGAGGCGCAGGAGTTACCGCCCGCGTGATGGACTTCTTTCCTGCTATGTATCAGCGCCATAATTCAGGATTCAGCATCCAGTTCCTGATTAACCATTCGTTGTTATTTCCTGCCACGCCTCAGGTAGTCAAGTTTACAGGAAGTATCCCATACTGGAATTCAGGCACAGATGCTGCTATTACATCTGAATGGAGCAGCACAGTGTGGGCTGACAACGCGATTCTGAACGCAAAGATTGGGTTGAAGCAGAAATGCTATTCAATCATCGCCATTATAACATCTGATGGTAGCAACGCGCATGAAGAGGGGACGTGGGTTGGGTATGATATGCTTTACCAGCGCGATCCTATTCCACAAGGGAAGGCTGCATAATGGCTATTGCAATTGATTCAGGCACCGCACTAGTTAATGGCGAGGCCAATGATGCTGCTGACGTCAATGCTCGATTTACTACGATGGACGCGAGTATTGAAGATGCGTTATCATGGCTTACTGAGATTACTGATGGACTCAATGTTGAAACCACATCAGTAGCTGCAGGTGCTATTAAGACTGTGATGGAAGTAGAGTGGGACCCGAGCAATGGTTCGAATCTCACAGACAATGCATCAGGCGTAGCTATTGATTTGATAATGCCTGACGATGCTGATAACCAGGATGTGTTTGCACGTATCATTGCAATGTGTGTCAGTGATGCTACGGGGGCAGAAGAAGGTGAGATATCGCTTAGAGGTATAGATGGAGGAACTGCCAATACTGAGTGGGTTACGGTTAGTGGTGCAGGAACAGATATTCTAATCGGTAAATTAACAGTCCAGGATGCTACAGATTCTACAAGTACAACTACAGGATCTATCCAGACTGACGGTGGTTTAGGTGTAGCTAAAGATCTCTACGTTGGTGATGATATTCTGATGGCGTCAGGGGGAGTGATTAATTTTGCTGCGAGTAATTCTACGATCACGCATTCTACAGGGCTGTTGACGCATAATGTAGCTTGGACTAACACTGGCTTGATTACTGCCACTGCAGGCGTTACATCTGGCAGTAACATCATCTCTGACGCTGATTCCACAGATGATCTTGGAACTGCGTCCGTGCGATGGGCCAATGTCTATACAGATAGCATCGGAGACACAAGTCAGGATCTGACGGTTGCGGCCACTACAGTGAATTTGCCGACCGGGCATATCTTCGATTATAACGACGGCAATGCGGTTATCACGCACTCTTCAGGGGTAATAAATGTATCTACCGGAGCTTTGCAGGTAGGCGGTGTAGCTGTTGCCACTGGTGCAGGCGTGTCCCTGTCGGGGTCTACGAACAATACCATCGTCACGGTGACTGGCGCGAACGCGATGTTGGGTGAAGCCAACCTGACGTTTGACGGGGCAATCCTTGAAGCACGGGGAGCAGTAGCTACGCCGGGGAGACTGCATCTCACCACAGCAGAATTGACGGTTGTCGATGGTAATGTTCTTGGGAAAATAGACTTCTCTGCTCCGCTTGAGTCGTCAGGCGACGACGCTATTGCGATTGCCGCGAGTATCTGGGCAGAGGCAGATGATACATTTGCGGCAGATAACAACGCGACAGACCTTGTGTTTGCTACAGGGTCATCCGAAATCGCCACGGAGAAGATGCGGATCGACAGTGATGGCTACGTCACGAAGCCATCGAACTGCTATGTATCGGTCTGGAACAGCGCGGCTGACAATGATGTCTCAGGTGACGGCACGGTATACACGATAGCTTTCGACACGGAAATAGATGACATAGGTGCCAACTTCTCGTCAACCACATTTACGGCTCCAGTGACAGGGAAATACCTCATTCAAGGCTCTATTTATCTTGCAGGAATAAATACCAGCCACGAAATCGCAGGTTTGAACCTAGTAACGAGCAACAGAACATACCGCTTCCTGCATCTAAATCCTGGTATTGTTCCAAGTGACAATAATTATCCTATTTCTTTAGTTGCTGATATGGACGCTACGGACACGTTCACTATAACGCTTACGGCCTCGGGATCTTCAAAGGTCGTAGATGTTGGAGGTGGTGCCCTTGCCACATACTTGCAAATCCAACTCGTCCAATAAGGAGACAACATGCCACTCACCATCACCGTAGAAATCTCAGACATCGACGTTCTGGCCCTCAAGAACGATCTGCTCGACATTGACGATTGGGTGCAGAAAGCCGTAGCAGGGAAGATTTACAGTTGCAAGACACGGATGCTTCAGGCAGGCACAGACGCGATGATTAAAGACCCTGCCTTCACCGATGCCATCCCCTCTGGTGAGGATGAACTTATAACGCTCATCGCATCCAGGACACTAGACAGAGTAGCACGGGAGGCAGAGGCAGTATGACCAAGAAGAGGCTGGAAGATCGGCTGACGCTCTTGCAGGCAGAGTTAGCGAAGGCAGGGAAGAAAGCAGTAGATAACGATGCTACCTGCGTCATCCTGAAGAACCGCATCGATGAAGTTGCGGGACTGCTTAAACCGGAAGAGGAGAAGTCATGATCCCGCGCGGAAAGTTGGTTTCGGTTGGCCGCTTTGTGTACGAACTCTCCGAAAAGGAATACAAGGAGTGAGCGATCTGTTAGGTTCAGGCACTGAGGCTTTATCTCTCATCGCCCCTGAATGGCGACCGTTTATAGTTTTGTTATTTGCAGGGATCGGTTACCGTGTTGCAAAAAAGCGCGGCTGGGTAAATGGCGATCATTCGCTCACGCAGGCCGAGATCCAGAATCTCCTTGCTCCTGCCATTGTCCGGATCTCAGCCGTTGAGATTGAGGTCGGAACTCGCTTGCCGAAAATCTTGGCCGAACTCAGGATGGATTTACAGGGGGACATAGCGGCAACGCAAGAGTTAGCGGCCTCTGTTCGAGATACAACCGAACAACTGAACCGAAATGTCAATACCTCGGTCGTAGTCCTGACAAAAATAGATGCCCTGCGTGATGTGCTGATTGGGTTGGACGCAAAAATTGGAACAATGGGTAAGTGATTTCAAAGGGATATCCGACCTTGAGTAAACAGGACAGCATAGAAATAACGCAGTCAAGTAAAGTGAATTTGGATGTAAAAACATTGGTCGGAATTGTTTCTGTGATATTGTCCATCGCTGGAGTGTATTTCTCTCTACAAGGACAGATTGCACAGTTGCAACTAGATGTGATCAGGATGCAGGATTCCTCTACAATGAACACCGAGTTCCGTATTAAATGGCCTCGAGGCGAATTGGGTGCATTGCCAGACGATGCGAAGCAAGATTTGAAAATTGAGTATTTACAGAAAGATGTTACAGCTTTGCGGGGAGAGTTATCAGATATAGACGGAGAAATGGATGCCTTGAAAGTTAAAGGAAGCGACCAACAACGCTAGACGACAGACAGTGGAAAGTGATCCTGAGAACGACATGCGCAAAAAGAAAGTGGCGACTAATGGTCAAGTTCCTGCACCAAGTCCTGGTTGATCCAGTCAAAACCGGTGACGTGTTCAGGTTGTGTCATGCGGGCACGGAAGATATCGTGATGCTGGATGAGACACAACCCCTGGATAAGTTCCGCACCTGGCTTGATCCAGATGCTGCGTCACAGTTTCGTAAGGTGTGGCTGCTTGGGCATAGAGAAGCCTCGTTGGCACCTGGGTATGTGAATAAGGGGCAGGCCCTGAGAGCACTCAAGATGTGCCAAGATAACGATATAGAGGTTATAGATGCCTGATCATTTTGAGGAAACGGCCCCGCAAGCCACAGCAGCAACAGATGGTCAGATTGTGCAAACGCCAACTGGTATGGTGATTGCTGCGCTGACACGGGATAGCGAGGTGATTCTGGCACAAATGACGAATCAAGGGGGAATACAGATACATGATGTATTGGGGCAGGTCATGCTAGCAAATATCTTGATCGCGCTGGAGAAGATGAACACACAACTAGAGGTCATTACTGACGCTTGTTTCTCTGATGAGGACGTGACACTATGAATCTACGCGATCCATTAACTATGATCGGAGGCCGTGTTGAGGATGATGGCAACACGCTGGTGCGTGCTATCACGGAGACAGGCCTCGAACACGAATCACAGCAGCATGAACGCGCATATACATGGACGTCAATCCCATATGATGGGGCTGCGCAGGACACAATCATCTGTGTGCGTAATGACAGCAAGACGCTGATCCTGCATCCTCAGTGGATAGTTATCAATAACGGTGCTACAGCCAGTGAGTATCAGATTTACATCGTGACAGCTGCATTTACAATCGCAGGCACTGTGATCACACCGCTCAATATGAATACGAAGGGTGCTGTGAATCCTGATATCTCTGCGTATGCGGATGAGACTGGTAATACAGCCCAGGGTAGAATGTGGGAACGCACGTATATGCCTGTTGACTCTCGTAGATTTTTTGATCTGCGTGGGCTTGATCTCAACCAGGATCATGCGATTGGTGTGGATATGGTTGCAGATGGTGGTGGAGAGCAGTCCATTACAATCTGTGCTCACCACGGACCGGTGCATTAAATGATCGGGGTAGGCATACGCGATTTGCTGTTCCCACGTAGAACTGCGCGTGTGAATCGTGTAGGTGAGCTAGCGACAGGTCGGTTGCATTTCGACGAGGCTCACGTCAATGCAATCGCTGTGGCAGATACTGCATATAATTATGCGTTGCCTGTAGCAGGATTCAATTTCATAATCACGACAATGTTGGCGTTTGCATCGAAAGATGTGAATGATGCAACAGCTACATTAATTGAGATTTATACTGCCACGTCACTTACGTCAACTGTGGTGGATACTGAGATATTATCGTTTGGTATGGGTAAGCTGACAGTGTTACCTCTTGTGCCATTGAACCTGTTGATTCCAGAAGGTTATTGGCTGAATGCAAAGTCATCTGATGCTATAATCAATCTCAGCATCTTGGGCCATTACGTTAAGCGATTGGACGAGCTAGATGGCTAGTCAGAAAAAAGTTTTCGTGGGCGGTGTGGCTGTAGAGCTCGTCGCACAGAACGAGTCTCGGACGTTATTGACAATACAGAACATCTCTGGTGTTGATATTTATTATGGTGACAGCACGGTCACGATTGCTAATGGCCAGCTGTTACGTGCCGGAGCAACCATTCGTGAAGAACGCACCATTGAAAATGATCCATACTTCTATATCGGTGCTACATATGCGATATGTGCAGGTAGTGCTGATATACGTGTATGGGATAAGGAGCGAGTGAGATAATGGAAACTTTTCTTATTGAAAATTGGGGCTGGATTCTCATGGGGTTCATGATTGCAGAGAAGATTGTGAAGCTCACGCCTACGAAATATGATGATATTCTGTTTGACATGACCAAAGATGTGATCATGAAACTCGCGGGTAAAAAGGGGGTCGAGTCCGACAAATAGCAGGTCTCGCAACTAACCTTATCCCTGGGGGCAATGTGGTGAGGAAGGTGGGCTGGGTATGGGGTATGATCCGTTCAAGGCGCAAGACGCGTATGTAAAAAGGTTGAAAGCGAAACATGGACACAAGATTAGAAAAGTGGTCCCTAAGCACGCAGCAAACCATGTCATGTCTTTTGGTAAACTTGCTGGCGGGATATCTGGTGGTGGGCTTTCATTGGACTTATGACATACATACTTTGGCGGGTAGTGAAATGAAAGGAACAACATGCGTTATATTATTCTGTTGCTTATGGTTGCTGTCTCAAGCACCTACGCACTGGAAGGAGACGCATCATACTCCAATACAGACGGAGTTGTCCAGCTTGCAGGGCAGGGAAAGCACTGGTTTGGTGCTGGACTCAGACTTGATGGTCGCTACAATAAAGTCGAGGGACGTGAAGATCGGTTCTCCTACGGCTTCCTCTCACGTCATTACGGGTGGGGAATTGTTAATGAAACGACTGGCAGGATCTTCGATACCCATCGCGCAGTTGCTTCCAATATCGGCTTTGGAGGACAGCATATCACATTGGCGGCAGGTGGCCAGCGAGAATGGCCAGACGGTGCTGAGTCAACGACTCTCGCAACTCTTACAGCGAGACTCAACAAAGTTGGGTGGGCCTATGAAGATGGTCGTGGAATAACGCTTGAGGGTAGATATACATACCTGACAGACGGTGACGATGATCGTCATGATTATCAAGCAGAGGGCCGAGTAAACGGTAAGCACGTATATGTGGGCGCACGGTATGATCATGCGCGTGATGTAGTGATTCAAGGTATTTTCCTGGGGGTCAAATGGTAATCGACGGAGCACTGTTAAGTATTGGAGGTATCATAGCTCTCCAAACTGGTGCGCTGGTATGGCGACTGTCTGACCTGTCGCGTCAGGCCAAGACTACAAATGCACGTTTGAGTCGTATTGAGAATAAACTCTTTCCTGTAGGTAAACATGAACAAGCGAACTGAGAAAGAAAGTAAGGGGATCGGCACACGTGTCGCGGGGGCTGAGGTTCAGTATGAAGAAGAGCCTCGAGATTATCAGCCACTGATATCACACCGATCTGCGAAGACGAAATCGCAGCCGAAAGATGAGCGAAGCCAGCGTCGTAGACCTATTTATTAGGTCCGGAAATCGGACTAACTAAGGAGAACCTGCATGACTGTTCAAGTGGTTACGGGCACAGCGCTGTTGAGCGCAGGAGCATTTGTAATAAATACACCGATTCGACTTCTGGGTGCTCGGATGCATCACACCACAGACGCGAATGCGGTGATTCTGCTGGACGCATCTGACGGTAAGAATGTCACCACGCTGAAGGTGACGGATGAACAAGAAACAGATGAAACATGGTTCCCGAATGGTGGGTTCCCGTGCAAGGATGTTCACGTCACAGCGAGTGCCGGATCTGTTTACATTTACTTTGAATAGGACCCACTATGCCTGAGGAAGATTTCAGAGACCCAGCGCGACGTAGGCTCCTAGACATTGCGGATAATGCGTCGGCAGAAAAAGGTGAGATTCAGACACAGTTACCTGATGTATCCGTGCCGAGTCAGTTCGACACGCCCATCCAGTCTACGGGGATACGCCAGGACGTGCTAGCTGGTGTGCAAGGCAATTTCGATCGTAACATCGCACAGATTCAGGAGAATGCTTTGCAGAACCGGCGGTTTAGGGCCGGTTCAACCTCCAATGCCGAACTCAACGAGGCGCGTTCATCACGTAATCAAGCAATCGGTGCATTGGGGCAGGTTGAGCTGCAGAGTCAGGGTCAGGTATTAGGCGCGTTGGGTGGGCTAGCTCAGGTTGAGCAGTCTGGTCAGGAAGCTCGTAGCACACAAACAGATTTACTGACGTTCGAGCAACAGAAGGTCGATATTATGGCCGGTGGGCTGGCAATTGATCAGGGGCGTTTGACACTTGATCGAGACAAGCTGGGTGAAACAGCACGGCAGTTCGATCTATCTTCTGTGGATCAGCGAGCACAGTTCCATGCTACGATCGCAGCCACAGCTGAACAGAATGGTTTGGATCGTGCGCAGACTGCCGAACTTGCTGCGGCCTCACTCATGGAAGGTGCTCGACAATTTGATGTGGCTGATGCAACACAGCGCCAACTGGCTGGTGACGCACTGGCAGAAGGTGCGCGACAGTTTGGATTGACACAGGAACAGACACGTGAGCTGGCTGATCAATCGTTGGCTGAATCGGCACGCCAGTTTGATCAGTCAGATGCCACACAACGTGATCACTTTACGCGTGAGATTGATGAGCGAGCACGTCAATTCGGCCTCGATCAAGATCAGACAAAAGAACTTGCTGCGAATGCTCTCAGTGAAGGTGGACGACAGTTCGACCTCTCGCAAGAGCAAGATTTTGCACTTCATCTATCTAACATTGCAGAATCGTCACGACAATTTGAGCTCTCACAGGAGCAGACATTAACACTTGCACGTGAGGCCACGACTGAAGCTGCGCGTCAATTTGATCTCAGTTCAGGTCAGGACGCAGATCAATTCTCACAGAACATCATCGAGACTGCACGACAGTTTGACTTCTCGCAGGAACAAGCACGTGATCTCGCGATTGAAAGTCTTGCAGCTAACGAACGTGTGGCGAACTCGCAGCTCAATGTTCAGCATCTAGGGAACATGATCTCACTGTTGACAGATGGGACGCAGGCACTCACAGCAGAAGATGGTAATAAGATCATCTCGGCCGCATTTGCAATGGGTGACATGGAAGCGTCATTAAACATATCACCTACTGCTGATCAGGCTGTAAATAACGTGCTTGAGATTTCTAGTCAATCATCTCCAGAAGCGCAGATTACACGTGACCTGGTTACGCGTCCAGATATATGGGGACTTGATCCTCATGAAGTCAGTGCGCTGTCAGATGAAGAACTCACGCAGTATGAGAACTTAGATTTCGATGGAGATGGAACTGTCAGTATGTCTGACTATATTATCTATTCTGCACGAGGAGGTTGAAATGCGACTTGATGATGGAATGCACTGGACTTATCGACGTGGTAAGCATTGGTGGTTTCAAGCAGCTACGTTAGGATTGCAGGCTATCGGTATGGGTTTGCAAGCTGCGAATGCCCCGAAAGATAAAGATCCACGTCGAACGGAACAGGAAGAGCATATCAAACGTGTTGATGATCAATTCACGCGTATTCGTATGGCACGTGAAAGTGACCAGAATAAGGGTATTCATGGCAATGTCATGAAAACTCTCGGCACGATTGATGACAGTTTCAAAGCACAAACACCTTCGGGAAAAGCTGCACTGGCGAAGAGCCAGGGTGGGACTGCTACTGATGCACCTGTAATCTCGACTGATGATGTAGCACCCGCACCTTCACCTGATGACGAGGAGCAAAAGTAATGGCTAGATCAGATGTTCTTCGTGGAATTGGGGCCGGCCTGAGTGCGGTCGGTCAGGGGATGAGTGATATACAATCTCAGCGGGATAACCAAGAGAATCTTGATGCTGATCGTAAACTTCAAGAGCGCATGACAGTTGTTGCTGAGAAGAATCAAAAAGGTGAGGACGCATGGAAAAGTTTTCAATCTGACTTCATGGTTCAAGGTCGGATGATTGAGATCACGGAGAAGAATCGTGATTTCTACGAACGAAATCTTGATCGCACACTCGCGGCTATGCGTGATGCGAACCAGGCGAATCTACAAGTATCACTCGAAGGGATGCGTCAGAGTGGTGCTGGTGATCGTCAGGGTAAGGGCTTCGCGCATGACAATGAAATGGCTGACAAAGCCAATCAAGCTAAAGAAATGCTAATGGAGAACGAGGCTACGATGGCCCTGTTTAGTCGGGCGCGTGCCGCGGGAATCGACATGGCAGGTGAAAAGGTCAAAGCCATGATTACTACAATGGCTAATCTCACACCTGATTCTGAGGGTTACGAAGAGAAGAAGATTCAGTTCGATAAGATGCAGAAAGAATTTTCAGATATACTGAATGAAACGGTGGACTTTGGTAAGAAAAATGCTGATGGTAGTATGGATCTACCAGACGCTGTGCCGGTTATGCCGGTAGCACTCACGACTGATGAAGGTGAGCCACGTGAAGTTCTGGCAATCGGGCAAGACGTGTTTGAAGGATTAACGACGCAATTTGAAAAGAATCCTGGAGCTGTTGATGCATGGGGTATGATTAAAGTTGCTGCTGGTGAAATGACCGAGGATGAGTGGGGAAAGATTCGTCGTAAGCTACAGCCAACAGATGCGATCACGATCATTACAGGAACTGCTGCGAATATTCTCGGCACACTTGCGAAGGCGGGAGATTCCATCCTGGCTAAGATGTTAGAATCTGCAATGGGCCGTAAGAAGTTTACACCACCGTCAAATGGTGCGCCCGCATCTCCGCAGGCACCTCCGCCACGAACACCACAAGGTGGCCAGCGTCCACAGACTGCTGGTGGGCCGCCAGATCCTGCACCTAATCAGTCAGCTGCTGCTTCTCCACGATCATCTGGTGGAAGGTATAGTTTCTAATGGCTGAAGAAACTCCACAAGAAGAGCCTCTCGATCCACAGATCGTAGCTCTAGCACGTGCTATACGTCAGGTAGAAACTGGCAATAAGGCTGTGAAGGGTGCTAGTGGAGAGATGAAATCTCGATATCAATTTATGCCTGCTACCTGGAAAACGTTGGCAAAGAAACATTTAGGAAATGCTGATACTACACGTTCAGAAGAAATTGAAAATGAGGTCGTGTATAAAGAACTGCTGTTTCTTGCAGATGAGAAAGGCTATGATGTAGGGCAGATCGCATCTGTATGGAACAGCGGTAAACCTGATTTCACAGGTAAAGGCACGAATAAAAAAGGTGTGAAATTTGACACGGGTGCATATCGTGATAAAGTATATAAAGCGTATGTAAAATTTCGTGATGCAGAGGAGGAATAATGGCTCTCGATCTAGCAGATTTTAACAAATTCATGTCAACACAGGATTCAATAGCAGCGAATCCACAACCGGCCCCTCCTGGTGAGGCTATTGCGTTTCCATCTGCGGGTGGGCAACCTCCATCACCTGTCAGTGCACCTCCGGATGGGATTCAGCCAGAACCTGCGGGACAGAATTTCGCAGAAGAGAATCCACACCTCAACGCGTTCGCACGTGGGCTGGGAAACAGTGCGACACTTGGGGCCGTGGACCTCGCGACAGATGAGATATTCACCACAGAGGGTATGGCACAGCTAGCAGGCCAGGCTGTTGGTGAGATTCCGTTCTGGTTTGTAGGTGGTAAGTTGACATCCATGGCCCTGCGCCAGGGTGCGAAGAGTATCCGTGCGATCGAACAGGCTGGTGGTGCATTCGGTAAGGTGGCAAAATTCACCCGTGTGCATGGTGTGAATGTGGGTCAGGCCGCGACAGCAGTAGGCGTGGATGTGGGCCGCGCTGTTGTAGGTAATGATCCTGACGCACTGAGTGCCAGTAGGCTTGCACTTGATGTGTCTATGCCGTTTGCATCTTCGATTATAAAAATCGCTCGAACACGTGGTGTGCATCGAAGAGCTCAGGAGCGGTTGTCACATGCACATGATGCTAACACAGCCCGCGTGAATGCGGAGATCTCGGGTGAAGCCCCATTGTCAGTGGCTGAGCATCGTGTGAAACAGGCCGAATTGAATCAAGCATATGATGCACTCACGCCAGAAGATGCTAATATCCTGCGTCAAATGGATGATGTGTTCACAGCACATGGTGGTGATCCTGGACATATTGAATCACAGATGAATCTGATTCGTATGGGTGCACCGATTGATGAGGTGGCGGTCCTGCATAACATTGACGACGTAGGTGAGTATTTACAGTTCCATCGTAATTACCCGATTAACAAACCTGCCGCGAAAACAACGTGGCGTGAGATTGCAACAACACGTCAGAATCAGGATCTATCTGTCATACGTGAACGGTTGACAATACGTAATCGTGACTACGGGCCACAGGGGCAGATTGGTGGCAAGAGTCGTTTGGGTGAGCTGGCAGAGGAAGGTGAGGAAGCAATACTCTCACGGCCAGGTAAGCCTGTAAACACCAAAACACCTATACGATCAGCTGGTAAGTTCACGTCTGTAAGAACATTAGCCCAGCGTCCACGTAACACTGTCGTTGGGGAGGCGGCTGAAACTGGTATGATTGAGCAGCATATGAGACACCCAGTGCATGGTAGTAGTGGTGTTGGTGATTTTCAATTGGATGAAGCAGGCGAGGCAGGCTTCGATGCGGCATACGATCGACTGAATGATATCACACGTGTTGAGGTGCCGAAGGGTAAGATCGGTGATGCAGCACGAACATTCATGGATGGTGTGTCAGGACTCCCTGTGATCAATGACATGGTGATCTCAGCTGTGCGTGTCGTTGAAAGTATGGGGCCGGCTGGTCGTCAAATGGGCGTGTTACTTCGTAAGGCTCGTATGTGGAATGCGATGCGGACGGGTCAGGCACAAGCTGATATGCTCAACGCGTTTAATAAGATGGAATCAGCTGAACAGTATCAGCAGCTTGTGGGTCACTTAGCCCGTGGAGATGCGACAAGTGATCCAGCTGTGAGAGTAGCTGCAGAGGCATTCCGCACGCATCATAAGTATGTAGAAGGGATGCTAGTCAGGCAGGAAGTCACGGTGTTGATGGCTGATGGCAAGACGAAGAATCTCCTGGGTGATATGCTGGAAGAGAACTTTTTTCCACAGGTGCATAACTGGGATAAGGTATTAAAAGAGGAGACTACGTTATCCACGATTGGTAGTAACCTGAGGAAGAAATTTGGTAATGTATTCGGAGGTATTACGGACAAACAGATTGGAGAGCAGTATATTCACAAGGCACGTAATATGAAGATGCCGAGATTCTCCTCCCTGTATGAGCGTAATATGAATCTACCTGGATGGCTTGGTGATCCTGAGTCTCTGGCAACACGTGGGAATAAAGGCTATATCGCTGATGTGCAGGAGTCGATACTCAATTTCTTCGAGGATAGCTACTCACTCGCAGGAAGTAATCGTGTGTTTGGTGCGCCGAAAGGATTTAAATTATTCGACGATACAAACATGCTAACAGATCTTGCACCGGTTCACAGTTTCTTGAAGAAGATTATCAACCAGTCTGAAGATACTTTACGTGCATCTATTAAAGCTGGAAAGGACCTGCCTCTAAAGCACAAGAAAATCTCGGCATTCGAGACACCGAAGGGTGTGGAGATCGCTGCGAACCAGGGTAGTAAAGAGGCACGTGGGCTGCTTAATCAAGCACGACAACATTTTGGGGATGATCCTGAGTATAAGCAGCTACCCTGGAAGATGCAGACACTGTTGTCGCAGATGAAAGAGGATGGACATAACGTGAAGATTGCGCAGGACCTGCTTGAGAGTGTGATGGGCACGAGAGCATTTCGACCCGATCATATCAAAGCGTCTGAAGCGGCCCGTAACCTGCAGATCATCACGAAGCTCGGCACGCTCGTAGTGGAGAACATTGGTCAGGTCAGTTTCACCACAACTAAAGTAGGTGTGACAAACGCGCTGAAGGGTCTGCATGCACTGATGCGTGACTGGTCAGGTAGTGTGGAGTTTGCGCGTGTGGCAGGTGTGCTAGGTGAGAATGCGATCCGTGGATTGGAGGCTGAAGCTGGTCGATCAATGGCTGGTAGGTTCCTAAAGAGCTCAGGCTTTCAATTCTCAGAGAACCTGCTTCGCACACACGCAGCGGTAAGTGGTAAAATCTGGGTGGAGGACTTGTTCCGCACAGTCGCTAAGGGGCCGACAAATCACACGGCTAAGATTGCCCTGCGCAAGCTGGAGAAGATTGGGTTTGACACGAAACAGTTTGTGAAAGATGGGCAGCTAACAGAGTTTGGTCTGGACGTGATGAAGGGCCTGGATGGAAACAGTGAACAAAAAGGTCTGGCAAGGATGATCCAGAAGATGGCAGGATTTGAGGTGTCACACCAGACACAATTCCTCGTTGACGTGATTGATAGCCCAATTTTTCAATCTACACCAATGGGGAAAGTAATGCTGCAGTATAAGAGCTTCTTATCCAACACAACTAAATTTGTTGTAAGAGACGTGTTCGATGAGGCTCGACAGGGCAACCCAATGCCGCTGATTAGAATGGTGCTCACCGGCATTACTATTGGCGAAATTACCCAAAGCGCACGTCAGCTTGCCACGGGTGAGGACCCTGCATCACGTGGACAACAGGGCTGGATCAGAGACCTGATTGCGGATGTGCCGGATGATGATGAAGCAGCGGTTGCGTGGATGGGTAAGCAATTCAGCGAGTCTGATGTTGCAGCACGGCTTGTAGAAAACGTAGTTGGGATCGGTTACGGTGGTATGTTCGTTGCCATGCTTCAATCTGCGACCACAGGCGGGAAATTACGGATGATGGAGTTCCTCGGTGGGCCGACTGTGGGAACAATAGTAGACACGGGAGCAGCTGTAGCAAAAGCAGCTGGAGGCGACGGCTCTCAACTAGCGCGTCGAGCACTACGTGAGGGTGGGGGTATTGCGGGGACACTGACAGGTATTCCGGGTGCAGCATTCGCGGGTGCAGCTGCTGGTAAGTCATTAGCAATAGCCGCAGTTCCGACTGAATTTCAACAGGAAAGATCATTATACACAACTCCTGAAGAGATGGCTGAGGTGACGAAACGTCAGGTGGTTAGAAGTTATAACGAGGTTCGTAACCTTGCTGTGACTGAAGTGGCAAATGGTAATAATAGTAAAGCTGTGCAGATTTTATCTAACTGGAATAGTAAAATCAGCGGTCAGATTGAACGGCTGATTTCTGTGGGTGGCTTGAACTCAGGTGTTGTGCAGCGAATCATGTTCGATGATGCTGATATAAAACGAGTCTTGTCCCCGCAGACGGAGGAACCTGGTGCTTTCGATCAAACTGTGGCGCGGTTGGGTGCGGGAGCGGATCGGGTGGAGGAGATTTTTTAGGCCGTGGCATAAAGAGCGATAGCGTCAGGATAAGGGCCGTGAGGATGATGGTTATTCTCACGGTCTCTTTCCAGTCATATCTCATCGAGGTCATCAAACTTTGGTGTGTCTGATCCCATGTAACGCATGGTCCGATAGAAGGTCCATATCTCCCCGCTTGTAGTTTTCCTCTGCTGCATCTCAATCATCCCGGTTGTTCTAAGAGCCACGATAGCTTGTTGGATGCTTTCAGGGTCCATGTAATTGAAGAGTCGTCTGGCGAGGGCGCGAGCAGTAATTCCATTGGCTCCGCCATGTGTCTTAATAGTGCTGAGAACACGCATAGTATTACGTTGGGAGGGATCAGCTTGTGCTCCAGCAAGAGCAATGTGCATGTTTCCCCTGACTCCCTTGAGCATCTGAACGGCAGCTTGAATGTGTGGTGTGTGGATTTCCCATTCAGCACCAGCTGATAACGAGAAGACCATCGCCAATTTAAGGATGTGATCGTGCTCGCGTTCGTAGAAACCAGACTCTTGCTCAAGCTCACTTCCTTCCTCGCGATTTCCATACCATTCGTCGAAGAACTTGCCTGACTCTCTGTAAATTTCATTTGACCACGCTTCAGGC